TCCATAATTAGCTAAAAGAATGGATGTAAATCTATCTTTTTTCAGCTTTTGTTTTTGATTATCATGAGAAATAATAGAAATTTTAGGAACATCCCATCTTTCTTGACCGTTACCAGTTTCACTTCTTTTAATACAAACCATTTCCTGTTTTGCGTTTTCAATTTCTAAATAACATTCATCAAGCGATTCATAACGTTTTTCATAATCCGATCTTTCTGATTGGGCAACAGCGACGGTATCAAATTCAGGAAATAGTAATCTTTTATCTTCTAAGTCTTTCTTTAGTCCATAATGAGATTCTTTTCGCCAATCAGAATTTTGAAAGTTAATCATTTGCAACATATGTAATCCGGGCATATGCATAAAATTCTCATCTTCTTTATCATATATTGGCAAATCTCCGTTTTCCATTTTATCCGGATCGTGCAATCCTTCTTTTAAAGAGATACCACCACCGCCCGCATCGCAAATAATTGATTCAATATTAAAACGACGAATTAAAGAACGAATGTGTTTTATAACAAAGGTATTGTAATCTTTGATATTATCGTTGATAAGTTTGGTTTCTTTTAATTCGTTGAATTTCTTTCTATTTGTTGACCATGTATAAACTAGTACACGATAATTACCATGATCTTCAATAATAGAAATAGCAAAATTATCATCTTCAGAAGCCGGGTCAATACCCATTATATATTTTAATTCTTTGTCTCCATTTAATTTGGCAGAATGATTTATAGTATTACCTTGATTTTTTAAAGGACAGGTGCATTCAAACAACAATCTAGCGGGATAAAATCCGTCTGAATCTGATGGAAAAACGCATCCATATTCTTGTTGGAATATCTGCTTTACCATTGTAGCCTTACCTTGTTCCAAAATATCATGATCTAACATACCTTTTGGAGCAAGAGTATAAGGCAAACGCATAATAGCGTATTGAGATGTATCAAGTTTGCTAACGTCTAATTCTAAATCACTATAATTTTGATCAATATATTTTTGATCACCGCCCGATTCAATAATTGCTTTATATCTTCGGAAATATTTATAAAATGGTCCAAATTGAAAACTTGCGGTTCCTTGTATAATAATCTGGTTTCCTCCCAAACTTGTTTGGGTCGGTATTTTTGGATTCATTCCAGCACTATCTTCTTTTATTCCTAATTTCTTTAGCTCGTCTGATCTATAGGCATTTTTAATATTTTGAATAAAATTGGTAGTTTTAACAGCAGCAAAACCACGAATAACAGTTTCAAAGACTTCAGTAGGAATAGAATTAAATTCTTCGGCTAAAATAATTTCAGCACGTTCACCACGGATAGTTTCGCCGTCACCTAAAGGTAGAAATTTTATAACGCTATCGCCACAATTCCAATAGGCCATAGTAACGCCGCGTTTTGGTGCATTCTTTTTCCCAATGATATCTTGTAGAACTGGTGCATTATTCCAGATATTTGTAATATAATTGAATAAAATTAAGGCTTGACGAAAAGCGGCACCGACAACAGCTATTCTTATGCCGGGATTAAGTAAAGCTCGCAACATCAAATAATAAGCACTTGTAAAGCTTTTTGCATATCCACGAGATGCTATTAACATTGGAAACTGCTTTTTCCATAACATCTGCATAATAGCCATATGTTCGGGAGTTACATCTAAATTCAAAACTTCTTTACATAAAAAATGCAAATACTGAGGATTTCTCATGAATTGAACAAAAGAATCCATAAATTGATTCTTGTCGTAAAACTCCGGTTTATAAAACGGATTAAAAACCGATATTTTAGATATATCTCCTAACTGCAAATAAGACAAATCTAAATTTTCGTTAATTTGTCTTTCTTTATTTTCGCTTTGAAGATTTAGTATTCTATCCGTTACTTTACTCATCTGATTTTCTTTCTATTTCCTTAAACAGTCTATAAACGTAATTTTCCGCTTCTTCTTTGTTTGGAAAAAAGATAATATCAACATTATAATAAATTTGTAAATAAGCTAGTTGCTTATAAATGAAATTTAAATTTAGTCGTGTTAATCCTCTATCAACTAAATAAGAAAAATTATTTGGCCCACATACTACTATTTGTTTGTGTTGATATTTTGTCAATCCTTCCATTTCGTTACAGAATCTCTCAAAATTTGTTCCTAAATTGTTAATCAACTCCATACAATTTTTTTTACGTTCTATAATAATGGAGTCTCTAAAATCTGAATTATCGGCAATAGCTAATGTATAATCGCCATACTTTAAAGTATCTCGACTTATTTTGACATCGGAATAATCTTTAAAATCAAAACCGTCTTTTTCTTTGGTATCTTTAATTATCAACATTCTTTTTATTATCGTTGGCTATTACTTTTTTCAGAAATACAACCTCAAATCTTTTTTCTTTTCCATATGTCTTTTGGTGGCATTTTTTGCATAAAGTAATTCCATTAAAAACATTATATCTTAAATGCGGATCATCGGCCCACTTTTTAATATGATGAATTTGTAAGTCCTCTTTTGATTTGCACCCGTTAAAGCCTTGACAAGTATTTTCGTCTCTTTCTAAAACTTTTTGACGCCAATTTTTATATTTGGCCGAGCCTATATCTCTTTCTAATTGTTTTAAGCGTTTGCTGGATGTATATTTGATTTTAGGTATAAACATTTTTAACCCTGTTTTTCTCTTCTTTTACCATCCATCGAACAACTTCTTCAAAGCCCATTTTTGATTTCCATCCTAATACATTATACGCTTTTTCCGGATTTCCGACCAAATTTACCGGTTCAATTGGTCTATAAAAATCTTTGTCTACAAATATAATTTGTTGATTTTTATCAATATCTATACCTTTACAATCCATACCTTCCCCAACAAATTTTAGATTAATACCGGCCTCTTTAAATGCTAAGATACATAAATCCTTAATTGAATGCTGTTTACCGGTAGCTAAAATATAATCATTTGGTTTGTCTTGCTGTAAAGATAAATACATACCTTCTACATAAGATGGAACATCGCCCCAATCTCTTAAACTATCTAAATTACCTAAAGGAAGTTGGGTCTTGACTAAACCTAAAGAATATTTAACAGCATATTCAACTATTTTTTTTGTAACAAATCTATTTGATCGTCTAGGAGAATCATGTCCGTAGGCAATGATATTTGTACCATATATGTCGTATGCTTGTCTATAAATTTTTACCATATTATAAGCAAACAATTTTGAGGCACCATAAGGTGACACGGGAATCATATTGGTATTTTCGTTTTGCGGGCTTTCTAATGAACCGGCAAACATATCCGATGTTCCTATTTGGCATAATTTTGTTTTTGGAGATAGTTTCCTTATTAATTCAAGTATATTTAATACAGATTTACCATTTACTTCTAGTGTAGCGTCTGGTTGTGAAAAAGATGTACCCGGATGGCTAAAAGCGGCTAGGTTATAAAATTCGTCCGGTTTTAATTCTAGCAATTTAAATAAAGTAGATTCATCGGTAATATCGCCTTTTATAATAGATAGCGAAGAATTATCTAGAGAAAAATCATTGATAAAATTAGTAGAACCGTCGTTAGACGAATCTCTTACTAATCCATAAACATGATATCCTTTTTCAATTAATAAAGAAGCTAGATATGGTCCACTTTGACCATTTACTCCACTTATAACCGCTGTTTTACGGGGACTCATTCTTTTCTTCCTTTTCTTTTTCCTTTTGTTCTTTAAATACCGAGCCGTCTAAATATGGTAAATCTACAGTACCGTCTAAATATGTATGGGGTTGCTGCCATTCTTTCAACTTTTTAGATGTAGCCATATTCATTAATTCAGTAAATCGTCCTTCTTTTTCGCGGATTTCTTCTTGATTAAATTTTTTCACTAAGTCAATAAATGTAGCAGAACCAATTTTCTCTTTGGTTTCACGCTGCTTTCTAGTAGCATTTAAATTATCTTGAATAGCAGAATATTCTTTATTTAAGATAACAAATTCTTTATTTAGTTCTATTTCTTGTCCATTATAAGATTCTATCGTTTGTAGAATTTGTAAATCTTTATCATTTTCTGGATCAAGTTCGTCTTTTCCTGATAATTCTTTTCTTAATTGACCCTGTATTTGATGTACATCTCTTAAATTCTTTTGATTATCTAACATGCGAATATTGAGAATAATCATTTTTTCTAACATATCTTCTTCGGACGGCATCATATCTTCAAATTGAATATGATACTGAACCCATTGTTCTGAAAAGAATAAAAAATTCTCTTCCGATAATATCTTCTGTAGTTTTTTTCCTCTAGGAGTACCATCAAAAGCAAATTTGTGAACTTTTGATTGCTCTTGTTTTATTTTAATCTTTTTCTTTTCTTCTAAAAGCTTTACTTCCTGTGCGTTTTGTTCTTGTTCAATATTTTTATATCCAACAATTAAACCTTTGTTATCCTTACGAATACCAAATTTTTCTTTTCGATATTTCTTAATTGTTGGTAACGATCTGCCAAGTTTTTCCGCTATTTGTTTATCTGTCCAAGTTCCTTCATGTATTTTTTCCTTAATAAAATTTACTTCTTCTTCAGACAAAGCGGGTAAAAACTTTCTAGCTTTCGGGGTGGGGGTTTCAGGAACCGGATTTACATTATTATCATCTGACATTATTTAGCCTCGTTAAGTATTTTTTTTACTTCTTCGCATAATTTACTTTTATGGTAACTATTAATATTATCACCACTTAATACAGATTCTAATATTTCAATATTTTCTTCATCTAATCTTTTAAAGATAAATTCTAGTAAATCTAAACTTTCAAAATTTTCTTCAAAACTATGTTTTAAATTTCTATCATTAGTAACGTGAACATCTATAGGATTAAGTAAATTAATACGCTGTTGTTTATCAAAAGATGATTTATCTGATTTGTAGTCCTTATAATGAATACCTTCATTATCACGGAAAAAATTCTTTAATCTATTCGATACAACTTTATTTAAAAAGTTTTCTAAAGCCTGTTTTGGTTTTTTAGTATTTTGTTTATGGATAGAAAACTCTTGTATTTTAATTGTACAAATTAAACAAGCTTGCTGATAAATATCATCGGACGTAAAAGAGCCAAACGTTTTATGTTTATGATTTTCGGCCACTTTCTGTATTATTTCCGTAACTTCTTTAGGGGACAATATATCGGTAATTTTTGTATGCATATGATATTATAGTATATAATTCATATTATACTCAAATTTTGAGTACTTTGGTGTATATTTTATAGGAGATTATATGAGTTACAATAAAAAGAACCGATGGACGGAAGCACAATTAATGTTTTTACGGGACAATCACGAAAAGCTTAAAGACGAACAAATTGCCGAGATTTTAGGCCGAACCTTAAAAGCTGTTCGATTAAAACGTGCCAGACTATTACTTAAAAAGGCTAGCGGTCGATCTTTATGTGAATCTTTAGCAGCTTATAAAGCTAGAGTTGGGCAAAATAATCCAGAAACGGTTAGTCCTTCTGTATAATTTTATTGATTTAAAAATATAATAGTAAAATGAAAAGAAAAACAAAAGGTTATCAAACAAGATTAACTGATATTCAAAAACAAGAAATAATCCATGAATATCAAACCAGTAATTGTACTTGCAAATTTCTTGCAGACAAATACGATACTAATCCTAATATAATAACGCAAATTTTTAAAAAATACAACATAGTAACCGATTGGTCGCGTTCAGGAAAGCTAAACCGTAAATATTTTATTAATGAAGATTATTTTAAAACAATAAATACTGAAGATAAGGCTTATTTTCTTGGTTTGCTTTATAGTGATGGTTATAATATAGTCCATAATAATATCGTAGGAATACAATTACAAGAAAAAGACAAGTATATTTTAGAAGTATTTAGTAAATATATCGGGTCTAATAGACCTTTAAAATTTAGAAAATCACACGGTTATACTGATAATGGTCAAAATACTTATACTTTAACATT